GACGACAGACTTCACATTAATTGGTGCGGGGGCCAACACTGTTGGCACAACATTTACTGCCACTGGCGCGGGAACTGGAACAGGTACGGCGTCTGCGAATGCTAACTACAACACGTTTGTTGGCTACCAGTCAGGCGACGAAATGATTGGCGGTTCAAGAAACACTATTATAGGTAGTTTTAATGGCAACCAAAACACTGTTGATATTCGTAATAGTGATTACAACATTGTAATTTCTGATGGGAACGGCAATCCACGCATGTTCTACAACAACAGTGTGCCTGAACTTGTGTTTAACGAACAGAGTTCTGACGTAGACTTCCGCGTCGAGAGCAACACGAACACCCATGCGCTGTTTGTTGATGCGGGGAACAGTCGCATTGGCGTGGGAACAGGCACCCCCGGTGCGACCCTCGACGTTGCCGGAACATTGGTCGCTCAAAACGCTACTTTTAGCGACACTACAGATAGCGAGACTCAAGTTGCTGTAGTAGGCGGATCACAAATTCTGTATTTGCAGGCAGGCTCTGGTGTTGGCGGAATAAAAGTTTCGTCGAACAGATACGTCCCCCAGCAGTATATAACATATGACGCAGATATGTCGTTCTCTATTGACAACGGGACAACAAAACATCTGCATATTGATTATGCTGGAACGAGCCAAATATCAACAAATGGCATTAACTTTACCCACAATGAAGGTGGTGGCGACCACGACTTCCGCGTCGAGAGCGACACCAACACCCACATGCTGTTTGTGGATGCGGGTAATAACACCGTATCTCTCGGCACTTCAAACGACCCGACTGCGGGTACGTTTTTAGCCCCCAACTTGTACATCAAAGGCAAAGCTACGGGCACCTTCAGCTTCATACACCTAGAACCCTCAAGTGATACGAGTGTTTTAGGAATTGGTTATGACGGAACAAACAACGAGTTTGTAGTTAATTCCAGCTATCGTACTACAGGTGGCTTTAGAGACTTAGTGTTTCAGTATAATGCTACAACGGATGACATCTTCAGAATCCCAATCGGCTCTGGTACGGAGATGGTCTTTAACGATAGCAGTAAAGACCTAGACTTCCGCGTCGAGAGCGACAGCAACGCCAATATGCTGTTTGTGGATGCGGGGAATAATAAAGTTTCTGTTGGGTCTGGTGGAATAACAACGGACGCGGTGTTTGATGTAGATGGACGAACATATATTCGTGGTAATTACACGTCTGATATTGCGTCTCTTACTATCGAAAGCACGTCAACCACAGCCACTGGAGCTGTTCTTGATATTTGGCAGAATAGCGCGTCTCCCGCAGACGGAGATGTAAACGGTATTATACGTTTCTTTGGGGAAAACGATGCCAGTTCTCGCATAGAAATGGCAACTATAACGGCTATATCGGATGATGTAACGGCTGGTACGGAAGATGGCCGAATTACTTTAAAAACGGTAAGCGCAGGCGTTTTGAACGAGCGGGTCAGAATAGGCTCCCTTGAATCGGTTTTTAACGAACTCAGCGATGACTACGACTTCCGCGTCGAGAGTAACGACTACGCCAATATGCTGTTTGTGGATGCGGGTACAAACCAAGTTCTGATAAATGGAAGTACAGGGGCGGGTGTTCTAAACATCAACAAAACTCTTCACGCTCAATCTATCGGGCTTAATATAGTAGACACGGAAAGCGGCAACGGCACAGAAACTTTGCTTAACCTCACGAACAACAGTGACCAAGACATACAGTTTAAGGTTAGCCAAGTTGGCGCAACAATCAAAGCAGCATACATTGGGCCGTCAACAGCCACGCAAATGAACTTTGCAACAAGTATCGGCAGCTTAAACCGTGACTTGTATATTGATAGTGCTTCTGTGGTAGTCAACCAAGATAGTCGTGATTACGACTTCCGCGTTGAGAGCAATACCGAATCTCATGCGCTGTTTGTAGATGGAGGCAATGACCGTGTAGCCATATGTAAAACAGGTGACGCCTTTAACAGTGACTATGGCGCTATATTCTTTCATTATGGCGAGGAATATAAAGTTGTGGATAATGCCGCTGCCCTTAGTATCAACCGCATCAATGGTGATGGTAACTTAATTCAGTTCTACACAACCCCTTCTCCGGGAGGAACGGCAACCAATCAGGGTAACATTTCGGTTTCTGGTTCTACTGTTACTTATGGCGGTGGCCACTTGGGTAGATGGTCGCGCCTCCCTGATAACAGCGTTAATCCAAACCTGCTTAAAGGCACAGTAATGACTAACCTTGACGCAATGGTTGTTTGGGAGGGTGAAGAAAACGAACAACTTAACCAAATGGAGATTTCATCCGTTGAGGGTGATCCAAATGTTTCTGGTGTTTTCGTCTCTTGGGACTTTGAAGACGATGGTTACAATGACATGACAATTGCTATGACGGGTGACATGATTATCCGCATTGCACAAGGCACAACCGTGCAGCGTGGCGATCTGCTTATGTCCGCAGGCGATGGCACAGCAAAACCACAAGGCGATGATATTGTTCGCAGCAAGACCATCGCAAAAGTTACTTCAACGCACGTTACTTGCACATATGACGATGGATCATACTGTGTGCCTTGTGTGTTGATGGCCTGTTAACCCACAGCCATAAAGGAGAAACAAACAATGGCTATTACTTGTACTTGGAGCGTCAACAACATGACGCATAACGATGCAGACGGTGGAGTAATCCTCGTCTATTGGTCTTGCGTAGCAGCAAGCGACGGTACTCCGTCCTACACTGCTACAGAGGGCGGCAAGCTGCGCTGTGAGCCAGACCCCGCAAGCCCGACATACATCCCCTACGCCGATCTGACTGAAGCAGACGTGCTGAACTGGGTGTATGCAAGCCTAGTCGAAGGCGACGAAACCCCTGCGGAAGCAAAAGCGCGTGTCGAAGCAAACCGCACAGCAAAAGTTCAAGGTCAGATTGACCGTGCAAACACACAGTCTGACGGAATGCCTTGGGCATCTTAATTTTAACACTAACATAGGAGATCACGATGGCTGAGAAACAAACAAAAACCGTCTCGATCAACGGCACAGAATACACTGAAGACCAACTGACAGATCAGCAAAAGGTTATGATTAACCACGTCGCTGACCTAGATCGTAAAATTGGATCAACTCAGTTTAATCTGGACCAACTGCAAGTCGGCAAGCAAGCCTTTATGGACATGCTGACAAAATCTTTGGAAGATGCTACAACGGATGTAGCCGCCGAATAAATGCTGGGAGTAACGAATGCCGCTAACCAAACTCCAGTTCCGCCCAGGAATTAACAGAGAAACCACGTCCTATTCTAACGAGGGCGGTTGGTTTGATATGGACAAGGTTAGGTTTCGGTTTGGCTTTCCAGAAAAAATAGGTGGGTGGGAGAAAACTTCTTCCACCTACTTTCTAGGTACATGCCGTGCATTGCATCCATGGGTTGCTTTGAACGGTGAACGCTACCTTGGTGTAGGCACACACCTCAAGTATTATATTAATGAGGGTGGTGGGTATAACGACATTACTCCAGTTCGAGCCACCACGGCTGCGGGGGATGTGACATTTTCCGCTGCGGCTAACACCTTGGCTGCGGCGTGTCTTATTGGAGATACCACTGTGCAGCTAACCAGTTCCACAGGGTTTCCTGAGACTGGCGTTATACAAATCGACAGTGAGATTATTCGTTATGCTGCGATCTCTGGCAACAACCTAACAGGTTTGACCCGTGGATACGATGGAACAACTATCGCCGATCACACGACCTCGACGGCTGTTTTGTGTTCCACGTTAATCGTTACAGACGCCGATCACGGAGTTGAAGATAACGACTTTGTAACCTTTTCTGGTGCGGTCACACTGGGCGATGCAATTACCGCAGACGTCTTAAACCAAGAATATCAGGTGTCGCATGTTGTAAGTGCAAACATCTATTATGTGGAAGCCCGTGCGGTTGCCACATTGAACGCTATCACAACAACAACTGGATACACTCCAACCTATGTGTTTGCGACAACAAGTGACACAGGTAACGGTGGAGCGTCTGTTGTCGGCACATATCAAGTTGCCACGGGTCTAGACACCACAATTACTGGCACAGGCTGGGGTGCGGGGGTCTGGAGCCGTGGAACGTGGGGCAGCGCAGCATCACTGATTGCCTCTGGTCAGACGCTTCGTATTTGGTCGCACGACAACTTTGGTGAGGATCTTTTAATCAATGTGCGGGATGCGGGTATATACTACTGGGATAAAACAAACGGCACATCTACTCGGGCTGTAGCAATTAGTGATCTAGCAGGGGCGAATACCGCACCAACCATTGCTAAGAAAGTGCTTGTTTCGGATAGAGACAGGCACGTTATAGCTTTTGGCTGTGATTCACAACTCGACATTGGTACGCAGGATCCGTTGCTTATACGGTTCTCGGACCAAGGCTCAATAACCGATTGGGCTGCTACGGCGACTAATACTGCTGGGGACTTGCGCCTCGGTTCTGGGTCCGAGATTGTTACGGCTGTTGAAACGCGGCAACAGGTTCTGGTGTTTACCGACGTATCGCTTCACGCAATGCAGTTTCTTGGGCCACCGTTTACCTTTGGCATAAACACGGTGTCGGAAAACATCACGATTGCTGGTCCGTTAGCAGCTATTGCAATCGAGGATCAGGTGTACTGGATGGGTGCAGAAGAGTTCTATGTGTATGGCGGTGCAGTGCAGCGTTTACCATGTACGGTGCGGGACTTTGTATTTAGCGACATCAACACTGACCAGCTTGAGAAAGTAACGGCGTCCACCAATACGGCTTTTTCTGAAATCTGGTGGTTCTATCCTTCAGCTTCGAGCACAGAGTGTGACAAGTACGTTGTGTACAACTACCAGCAGCAGATTTGGTACTACGGATCTCTGAACCGCACTGTCTGGTTGGATCGTGGCGTTGAGAACTTTCCGATTGCAGCAAGCACAGACCATGCGTTGTATTATCACGAGCGTGGGTTTGATGACGGGTCGACTGCTCCTGTCACGGCGATTACGTCGTTCATCGAGAGTAGCCAGATGTCGCTTGGCGAAGGGGACAACTTTGTGTTCTTACGCAGGTTGATACCAGACTTGACGTTCCGTGATAGTACAGCGGTAACACCTTCGGCTACGATGACGCTTGAGGCGCGAAATTATCCAGGCGGTGCGTATTTACAAACCAACAGCAAGACTGTGACCAAGACCGCGTCGGTTCCTGTGGAGCAATGGACTAATCAGGTTAACGTTCGACTGCGTGGTCGCTCGTTTGCGTTTAAAATAGAAACAACGGAGACAGGTGTAGGATGGAGACTGGGCTCTCCAAGAGTAGACGTGCAGCCTGACGGGATGCGGTAATGTCTCGAAACTTAAACCTTCCGTTCTTTCCAATTGCGCCTCCAAGTTACGACCAGCAATACATTGCGGAGGTTGTTCGGGCTTTTTCTGTTTATCTAGAGCAGATGCAAAACCCAGGTGAAGGGCGAAACACCTTTGCCGTATTTACCAATTTACAAACCGACGACAGCGGTCTAGAGCCAGGGGCTATCTTTAACCATGATGGATATGTTAGAGTGCCGTTAGCGCATTCTCCATACGTTCGTGGATCTCAAGCTACGGGCGCTGTTGGATCAGTAACAGTGAGTACACCATGACCGATACAATTATAACTATGCCCGACGGGTCACGCTGGAAACCTTCGTCAAGTTCTGATACAGTGCACTGTGTAAACTGTGATAATGCGGTTGACACGCCAGAAGAAGTCGCAAGCTACCCCGATGGGAACTGTCCAGATTGCGGACAGTCTTGGACAGGCGCAGAAAAACGTAGCACCAGAATTACTGTGACTGCGCCTGAAGCTATTAGAGGGGAAGCCTGATGAGCCTTGGTTCTATACTTGGTGGTTTAGCTGGATTACTTATTCCAGGTGGTGGAGCTATTGCCGCTGCGATTGGCTCTGGTTTGGGCGGCTTAATTATTGACAAAAAGAAACCAAAGGACGCAATCAAAGACGCGTTGATTGCTGGGGTAGGAGCCAAGTTCTTTGGTCCAGCCATTCAAAACTCTGGCTTTGGTTCAGGCATTACATCGCTGCTGGGGTCCGCAGGCATTAACCCACTCGGCGCATCTGTTGGCGCTGCTGGTGCTCCTATGCAGCAAGCTGTTGGTGGTGCGTTGACGAAAGAAGTCGCAACCAACCTTGCAACACAGGGTGCGCAAAACGCTGCTGGAAAAGGAATTGTAAGTCAGGTTCTTGGTGGCAACCCCTTGATGCTATACGGGGGGCTCACGGCCCTTGGTGCAGTAGAAGAGTTAACCAAGCCAAAAGGCGAATTTAAAGAATTATATGTAGATCGATACACGGGCCGTAGGTTTAGTTCACCAGAAGCCCGAGACGAATACGAAGAAATGTTTAGGCAGAAACACGGGTTTGAATATCCAGAAGGTCTTCCTCCTCGGTCCGCTGGGTATGCTATGGGTGGCTATATTGAAGGGCCAGGAACAGGGCGCAGCGACTCTATACCTGCGCAGATTTATCAAAACGGACAACCTGTACAAGAGGCAGCGTTATCTGATGGCGAGTTCGTTATGACTGAACGCGCTGTAAAAGGAGCGGGTAACGGAAATAGAGAAAAGGGCGCAGCTAAAATGTACGCGATGATGCGCGAGTTTGAGAGGGCATAATGACAGAAACAAACACACAAGTCGCCGTACAGGATATCCCAGAGTGGATGAAAAATTACATGGCTACGGCGGATCCCAACTATACAGGGATTCTCGACGAGGCTATGCGTCAATACCGAGCGCGTTCTGGACAACTGACTGACGCTCAAATTGCCGCTCTTACACCTGCCCAACTACAAGTTGCTGGACGTACCCCACTGCAAACGCAGGCGGGGCAACTCGCTGCTGCTGGCGTTGGTTCATATATGCCTATGCTGCAAGCGGGTGCCGGAACCGTTGGTGCGGGGGTCACGGGCCTTGGTACTGCGCTACAGACTATGCAGCAAGGGTATAACCCATTGGCGGCGGCACAAACTATGGTTACGGATGCCTATCAGGGTGCGGTGCCATATCGTGATTTTGCAGTGGGTCAATTGCAAGCAGCAATTCCCGAGGTGCAAGCAGCGGCTCAACGTGGAGAAGCGGCGTTAACGGGAGCCGCACGGCGCGGGGAACTAGCAGCGGCTGGCGGGGTTCGTGGTATAACGGATGCGGCTACGGCTGGAGCTCGTGCCGGAGAGCAAACAGCGGCGAATATCTTAGGGCAAGTGGGCGCGGGTCAGCAAGCTCTGACGGGGTCGGCCTCTGACATACAGGATATTGGTGCATTAGCACAACGCGCAGGCTTGGGTGCAGGGGCAGACGTGATGAACTTGGGTCGCAAGGCTGAGAGCGTTGGACTTGGTGCATTGCAAACACTGCCGGAATACGGAGCCCGTATGGAGCAGCAGGGGCAAACCACTGCTGGGAACATATTACGGGCTGGTAGTGCGGCGGATGAGCTTGGTCAGTATGGCTTGACTGCGGCACAGGCTGGCATTGCAGGGTTGCAGGGTTCAGCGGCGGAGTTTGATCCGTCTTCGATACAGAACTACATGAACCCGTATGAGCAGTCTGTTATTGATGCTGCTATGCAGGACGTAGCACGGGCTGGTGCGATACAAAGAAACCAGATGGATGCAACTGCGGTGGGTGCGGGTGCATTTGGAGGATCTCGTCAGGGTATAGAAGCAGCCGAGCTTGGACGAAACGTATTAGAGCAGCAGGCTAAGACAGCGGCGGGGCTAAGACAGGCGGGGTACGAAAGCGCATCGCAACGAGCGCAGGCCGCATACGAATCAGCAAAGGGTCGGCAGCAACAGGCCGCAGGACTTACTGGTCAACTTGGACAGGCGGGTGCAGCCACGGGATTACAGGCGACACAAACTGGAATGCAGGCAGCGCAGGCCGCAGGGCAGGCAGCGCAGCAAGGTACGCAGGCTGGAGCCAACATTGCAACACAGGCTACGCAACTTGGACTGGCGGGTCTTGGACAGGCGGCAGCGAACAGAGCCACAAGTGGTCAGCTTAATTTAGCTGGCACAGGGCAGGGTATGCAGGCAGCGCAGCAAGCTGGAGCCATGGGCGCGCAAGCCGCGCAAATGGGTATGGGCGCGGCACAGCAAGCGGGTCAAGCTCAAATGCAGGGCGCACAAATGGGTATGCAAGGAGCGCAAGCAGCAGGACAAATGGGACTGGCTGGGGCGCAGGCAGCAGGCCAGATGGGCGCACAAGGAGCGCAGATGGGTATGCAGGGCGCAGGTCAGGCAGCGGGTCTTGGTGCGCAAATCGGTCAGATGGGCCAGCAGTATGGTCAGTTTGGGCTGGCAGGCGCGGGTCAAATGGGCGCACTTGCAGGTCAGTACGGACAGTTGGGCCAAGGTATTGCAGGCGTGGGTCAGGGACTGGGAGCCTTGGGCATGCAGCAAGCGCAGCTTGGAGAGGCGCAACAGGGCCTCAACCTCAACGACGTCAACACACTTCTGTCCGTCGGCGCACAAGAGCAGCAGCAACGTCAGGCAGAACTGGATGCAGCATACGCAAACCAGATGGCTCAGTACCAACGTCCGATGCAGGAGTTGGGTTTTTACTCAGATATCTTCCAAGGTATGCCTATTGGTCAGTCAACGTACTCGCAAACCACTACTCCGGCTCCAAGCACTATTTCTCAACTTGGCGGTCTGGCTGGCGGCTTGTATGGAATGTACCGCGCAACACGGTAAGGAGTTATTATGAACGTCGAAAACAGAAAGCTCTTTGTAAATCGGGACGCACGGAAACGTTTAAGCGAAATGGGTGGCATCATGGCTTCCTCGGGGGAGCTTATGAACGAGGTGCAGAAGTTTGCACCTGGCGGAGAAGTTGTTGTTGAACAGTATGTTGCGGTTATACCTGGAATAAACGGGGGTCGTCCTGTTCGGTTACGCGGTGACACGCTTGCAAGACTACAGGATCTCGCACCTGAGATCATGCAACAGGCGTTTGTTATGGACGCTGCTACTGCGGCTGAACGTGGTGTGGATGTAAACAGACTTCGTCCAGGTGATGCGTTTGTTGAGCGTCAGTTATCTTCTCCTACACCTAGTCCTGTAGTTCAGGATTCTGTGGAGGACAAAAACTTTGGACAAAGGGTCGGGGACACACTACGAAGTGCGCTGCAACCTATTGGTGAGACTTTAAGAAATGTGGGCCAGCCTATTGGTGAAGAGATTCGGGCTGGATTGGAATCGTCATATAGCTACAATCCGTTGAGTGGAAACTTTACTGCACCGGATATTCCATTTCGATCTCTTGAGGACCCCACCAACCCTATGGTTAGTTTAATTGAGTCAGGATTAAAATCCGCAGGCGTCGAGGATCCAAACGCAGCGTTAATTGGGCAAGTTGATCCTAGTCTCGTAGCTCAACTTTCGGCTCCTCCCATGTATGACATGACAAAGTTTAACAGACCTACGAGTGCGACAGAACCTGACATGACCGCGTTGGAGGCTCTGGAATTACAACGGGCCTCGGATCCGCGTTCAGATGAGGGTATCCGAGCGCGTGTTGCTGAAAGTGCGCAGCGCGGCATGAGAGCGGGTGAGATTGCCAACATGCTTGGTCGTCCACTTTTAGAGATTTTAGATATTGGTGCAGGTTTAGCAAGTGCAGGTCTGTTAGAGGGTACGGCGTTTGCTTCAGATGTCATGTCTGCATTCCAGTCTGGTGTAATGGGGAATACGCAAGCTGGCGAGTTTTATGCGGGATTAGCAACAGACATTAAAGATTTGTCCGACGAGATGTACTACAACGAGGGGGAGGTGCTGCCTCGTTTAACCGCAGGTTTGGACAAAGGTTCGACGGAAGCTGAACTACTTGAGCAGAGTCGTAAGGACATTGAATCTCAATCTTTGCGGAATATGTCGGATGCTATGTTGGCGAACGATCCATCGTTGTTTGCTGAAGGATCTGTGTCAGAGCGGTTACCAGACATCCCAGAGTCAGTTATCCAAGCGCGGAAGGGGACAGGTCCTGAAGTTTCCTTCATGGGTCTTGCTGAAGAACCTGGTGGTGCACCACTTGGGCGTGGTAGTTCGGAAACAATTAACTTTACCGCATTGCCTGAAGAAGATGTTCTCCGTAGTAGTCCATCAAATTTACCTTATCTTGACACAAGCACGGGTGTGCCTTTGACTGTGGACGAAATTGCGGAACGACTGTTAACTGAACGAATCGAGGCAGCAGATGCTGGCTTAACAAATATTCAAGAGCAACCTGATCGTTTCCCAGCAGAAGATGCGTATCAAGAGGCGCAGCAAGCCGAAATTAATCGCATATTATATCCAGAACGAGCACGAAAGTTTCGTGCAGAAGAGGAGCGCCTTGCGGGAAGAACAGAAGGTATGACTGATGCCGAAGCAAAAGCCTTTAATGAAAAAGTTCGTGCAGAATTAGAGTCTGAAAAGGCAGAGGACGGGGCACAAGAACAAGTAGCTACAACAAAGGACGGCAATGGTCTTGACGAATCTCTTCGTCCAAGAGCTCGACCAGATTTACCATCCATTGAAAAGATAGCAAAAGACCCAAAGTTATCGCCTGAACAAAAAGCCAGCGCAGCATCTGATCAATTGTTTTCTGATATAACAGGGCAAAAAATAAGTATGTCCGCCAAAGACTCTGTCAAAGCGTATGAAAAAATGTTTAGCGAAATGCTAGGCATGGACGATAAAGACGCCGAAAAAGAAATGTGGCACAACATGGCAATGATCGGGTTTGCCATCGCCGCAGGAGAAAGCCCTAGCGCATTACAAAACATCGCCAACGGTATGCTGGCTGGTACGAAGATGATGAAAGAAGATCGTGCCACTAAACAGAAACGCGAAGACGCCGTCAAAACAATGGCGATTGAACGGGCATTTAAGTTGGAAGATGACGCTGCCAAGTTTCAAAGGGATCTTGCTCTTGCAAGGGTGCGCGGCTCTGGCACAGATAAATACACAACGGAGCGAGAAAGAAGTCGTCTTAAAGAAGTTATTCTTCGAGATCCCTACGCTTATCCAGGTCTTTTAGGCGACGACGGTCAAATCGATCCGAATAGACTAAACACATATCTTGATAGCGTTGTCACAGGAGACATTCCCGAGAAACCTAAACTTAGTCAAGAAGAAGCTATAGCTCAATACAACAGTATTCTTGCCACCAGACCAGAGCTAAAAAGCGTTATGCTAACACGACTTAGAAATGAAGGTTACGACACAAAAGGGTTATAGTAGTATGGCAGGGTTGTTCGACGACTTATTGCAAGAAAACAATGCTCCACCGCCCTCCGCCCCCAGTGGTGGGTTGTTCGATGATCTTTTAGTGGAAGAAGCTGAAGAAGAATCAGATCAAACGGTTGTTGGTTCTATCGGTCGAGGTGTACCCGCTGGTTTAGTTAACATCGCACAGGGGATCTCGGAACTTGGTGCGGCTGGGTTAGAAGCTGCGAACATCGTAGACGAGGGCAGTCAAGAAGCAGTCACACAAGCCTTTGAAAACTTCAAGGATGCGACAGGGTTACGACCAGAGCGCACTGCGGGTAAAGTCGCAGAGGTTATAACAAACTATGCTACACCTGGCCTTGGCGTATTTAGCTGGGTATCTAAAGCAGACAAAGCACGGAAAGCTATACAGGCTGGAGCCCCGCTACCCAAAGCAAAGACTTGGTTTGGTAAGTCCGCTGTTAAGTTTGGGGAGAAAGCACCCAAAGCATTGACGGGCACACGCGTAGGTCGCGCTGCCTTGACCACGGTAGGCACTGGAGTTGCCGACGTATTGGTGTCACCTAGCTCGATGACTACGCTTGCTGATAGTTGGGATGCAATGCCCGAGTTTATGCGGACGGAAGACGAAAAAGGCTTGACAGGCAAAGAGCTCACAGGTGTCCGTCTGCGCAACAAGCTGCGTCTTGGTCTTGAGGGCGCTGGGTTTAACCTTGGTGCAGAGGTTGCACTCCCAGTGGTGGGTGCGACTATCAAAGGTATTGGTCAGGTTCCAGGTGTGCCAGCCATGGCTCGGGGGCTGTCTAATGCGTTTGACTACATGGGCAACAAGATCCTTGAAGCTCCTGTCATTGGACGTGTTACTAAAAAATATCTAACACCAAATGGCCTTGCTAACAACGAAGTCATGACTGCGTTGCGGACAGCGGAGGGCATGACCGAGGGTCAAGAAAAAATTGCCAGTGATATTATACGAGACTATGACAAGGTTGTTCGAGACTTAATTAAGTTTCAGGGCGTCAGAGGTTTGTTTCGTTCGGGTCGAGAACGAATACAGCGCACATACAACGATACCTTTGATTATCTAACAGGAGAAATGGCTCCTGCGGATTTCCGTTCGGCGTATGGCTCTAAAGTTACCAATGCTGCGGATAGAATGCGGGATCAGATTACAGATTTGAGCAACGCCTTTCGGCAATCTGTCGAAGAATCTAACCTGCCAAGAGAAGAAATTGATCGAATTGTAGGACTGTTTGATCAGAACCAAGCAACATATCTACGTCGGGTGTATGAGATTCAACTAAACCCTGACAAGTTTAAAGGCGTGGTTGTTAGAGACTTACCTCAGTACAATGCTGCTTTGGCGCAAACCGAACAGGCAATGCGCAACAGAAACATGCGGATCCAGAACGGCATTAACAACGGCACCATTCGTCCTGATGACCCACAGGTAGAGCTCCTTGTAGATGACCCTAGAGCCGCAGCCGAATTGTTTATAGATCAACAGTTTGAAAATGCTGGCGTTACGTTAGGACAGTTTTCTTCAGATGCGCCAAGAGCTTTGCGAGAAGAATACGCAAAAGGGAAGAAAGCTGTGGAGAACGCTACGCGTGGCAACCTATTTAACCTGTCTAGTGGAATGCTGAAGGACAGGTCCTCGATCCTTGATGAGGCCCCTCTCTTGCAAGAGATGATGGGTGTTGTTGACAATCCCAAGGACGCATATCTTTACACGATCAACAACTTATCAAACACTCTTGCCGCTCAGAAACTATACTCTGAGGTACAAAGAAGTTTAGGTAAAGTAGACTATCAAGCGGCGGCTCCAAGGTTGGCCTCTGGGACATATCGTCCCACCATCGATGGTAGCACTGTGCCTGATGACGCAGTGGCAAGCCTCACAGGGTTGGGTTATGTCAAAGCTGGGGATGCTGTAAGAGCTCAAGACAATGCTTTTGGTGGATCCTTTGGTGCTTTGAGTGGGGACTATGTTCCTGCTGAAGTATACAACGCTTTAACAACGCCCCTGCGCTCAAGCTCCTCGGTCCAAGAAGCTCTTGCTGTATCCTTGCAACTCAAGGGTTTGTCGCAGATGTCAAAGACGGTGCTCAATCCACTGTCACAAGTTCGAAACTTTTTGTCCAACACATTTGTTGTGGGGGCCAACGGTTTGCTTGGCAGAAACATGGGCATATTTGAAAGTGCAGACGTGCTCTTGGCAAATGCTGTCGATAGTCCCGAACAGTTCAAGTTACTTCGAGCCATGGCAAACGAGGGTGCGATTGGTCAGAACATTCAGATCAACGAGATGCGTAGACTTCTGCAAGAGCAAACAGAGCTTGGTGTTTCTTCTAGATTAAACAAGCTCGGCAACTTTGTTGTTGAGTCAAAAGCTGGTGCGCCAGTTCGCTTCATGCAGAAAACCTACCAACTTGGCGATGACTACTGGAAGGTCGTGGGCGCGTTGGGGGAGAAAGCTCGATACGGCGCGGCTCTTCGTAAAGCTGGTGTTGATATCGACAACGTGTCACCACAGGTGCAGCAAGCTCTGATGGACGCGGGTCTTGTGCAGAGAACACGTTCGATTGCCGACACGGATTTCGGTGACATGCTTGCTATTGATCTCGTAAAGCAGACCATGCCTACATACTCCATGGTTCCCGAAGCTATCAAAGCTATTCGTCGGATCCCTGTCGTTGGTAACTTTATGGCGTTTCCTGCGGAGATTATTCGTACTTCTGGCAATATCGTAAACCGCGCTGTCAAAGAGATGGGGTTCAAGGCTACTCCAGAACTGATCCAAGCTCTTGGTGAGCAGCAGGCTCGTGCTCTTGCGCGTCAGATCCGTGGGATCGGGGCGCAGCGTTTGACAGGCTACATCTCTATGGCTGGTGTAGCGCCGATTGCAATGCGTGACGCTGCCCATAGCGTTCTTGAAGTAACACCAGAAGAAGAGCAGTTGCTGGCAGAGAACAGTCCGTACTGGACCAAAGGCAACACGCTTATGTATTTAAGCAAGCTCAAGGACGGCGAGGCCGAATACGCTGACCTGTCCTACATGTTGCCCTATGAGTTTATGCTGGCCCCTGCCCGTGCGGCACTACAAGTGTACGGAGAAAAGGGTGAGGTTGGAGCCAACGAAGCAGAACAGATCTTTGCTGCATCTTGGGAAGGGTTTAAGAAGTTTGCCGAACCGTTTGCGTCAGAAGCACTGGCAGCAGAGCGTGTGTTTGACGTCACTATGCGAGACGGTAAAACCCAGACGGGCGCAGAAATCTATGAGCCAGGTGAAATGTGGGGGGATAAACTTTCGAAGTCCTTGGTCCATGTAGCAGGCGCATTTATGCCAGGTATTATAGACCAGTTTACCACAGTCAAAGGCGGACAGTTTGTTCCTGGTCGTGCCACACGCGCAGTCACAGACATGCCGTCCAGAGAAGGCGACCCCTACACAGTAGCCGAAGAAGCAGGGACCATGATGATTGGTGTGCGTCCCATGAAGCTCAAGGTGGATCGGAGCCTTAGTTATGCTGGTGGAGAGTATTCTGCCAACCGCTCAAGTGCAGTGCAGATCTTTACAAAAGTTGCTGATGACAATGATGCTACTGCGGAAGACATCGTCAATGCGTACATCAAAGCAAACGAAGCGCGTCGTCGTCACCAAGCGGAACTACGGGACAAGATCGAGAAAGCCAAAGCCGCAGGAATGACCATTGGTCAAATCTATCAAGCGTTTAAAAATACTGGCGTGTCGCAAAAAGAACTAACGCAGATTATGAACAACCGATACTCTCCAATTGAGGTCAGTCGAAGTTTAATTAGGGAAGTTAGCAACGAAGTTAACGTTAAACGTGAGAGCCGAATCTTAAAGAAACTACCTCGCACTGAAATACTTGAGGCAGCGAAAGCATTTAGAAACGCTCCAATTGTAGGGGAGCAGCAACCTGCTCCTACTGCACCTGCTTCTGGTGGGCTTTTCGATGATCTATTGCAAATGCCTTCACAGCCACAGCCCACGGTCCCCGAACCACAGCCCAGCGAAACCTTTATCGGTCGTGCAGCAGGCTCGGTGATGGATACAGGGCGGGGGATCACACAAGGGTTGGTTGACCGTGCTCGTACCATAGCCCCAAGTTTGTTGGGCAGCGACCCAGCATCTCAGGCGGCTAACCAAGAGATCCTGAACCGCCGCGCAAATCAGTAGTCGGCTTCGATAAACACTCGCACACCATTGCCCCCGAACATTCTAACGAGTTCGTCGGCTGCGATTTCTGTTTCTTCTACGATCTCTTTGTCATTGGTCAGAGCAGCTAGGTTGATTGACATCCCGATAAACTCCATCAGTGCTTCTATCTGAGCAGGGTGCATTTCTCTAAGGCCAAGGCTTTTCATGTTTGGATCAATCATTCTATTTCTCCCCAATCTGGTTTGATATCTACGTCGATTTTAGAGGGAACCTTGAGTGGCACTCCTGTTTCCATGATCTCCTTAATCCTGTCCGCCTGCTCTTGGCTCTCTATGTTAAAGCATAACTCATCATGAACCGTGAGCATAGGAGTAAGTCCCTCGTTGTAGCAATCAAGCATTGCTTTTTTTGTTTGGTCGGCTGCGGATCCTTGGATCAATCTGTTCAGCGCCTTGTATGTAAACGCCCGTTTGATCTGTTTGCCGTACTCCTTCTGTGCTTCGTCGTGAGGTAGGGGTTTGCCTACCCCGAAGGTGACAGGCTCCCAAAGCGGAAACCTGCACTTACGGCCCAGCAGAGTGCGTATCTGACCATTCTCTGACGCCTGTTTGGTAGCCACGTCCGCAAGCTGCTTAACAAACGGAACCTTGTCCCGATGCTGACGGATCAAAGACTTCGCATCATCCGCTGGAATCCCAAGTTGATCAGCTAGTTTTGCTACCCCCATGCCGTACATAATCCCAAGGTTTACAGTCTTAGCTTGCTTTCGTGTAATGCCAGCAAGGTCCGCTACCATCTGGTGCAGGTCCACGTCCCCCGTGTTGAACTCCTCAACGATGTCATCAACCACATGGTGCCTCATGTAATCAGGCATGGACGCCGCAAAGTGCACCAATAACCTCGGCTCTTGGCTCGAATAGTCAAACGATCCCCACTGGCATCCTTCGTTCGGCACAAACAAACCACGGATCATCTTCTTGATGTCAGGATCTCGCGCAGGAATTTGCTGGAGGTTTGGGTTCGAAGACGAAAACCGCCCTGTCACCGTGCCACCTTCGTCCCGACGGGTAGAGTGGAGCTCCGTATGGATGCGTCCGTTGTGCTCGTGGCGCAGGATACTGTCGATAAACGTAGAGTCGGCCTTGTCGAACTCGCGCAGCTTGACCAGTGCCTGACAGACTTTGGATGGGTGGTCGTTCAGAAACGATTTCGTAAAGGATGGCGCACCCTTCTCCGTGGTCTGGTATTCCATACCCAGCTTGTCAAACATCTTCTGGATCGACGCCGATGCCCAGATGTCCACCTCCATGCCAGCCTCGCCTTCGATATACTTACGCAGCTTGGACGTCTGCTTACGAATCAGCTTCTTGTTTCGGTCAGCCTTGTCCAGATCGACACGCACTCCATTGCTCCGCATGTCCAACATACACGGAATCAAACCCGTCTCGATGTTCCAGATATGCCAAAGCTCCTGCTCTTCTAGCTGCACCTTCAGTGCGTCCCACAGTTTAAGCGTTGCCACGGCGTCCTGTTCTGCATAGGTCCCCACATACTTGGGCGGCAATAGATACATGCCAGACTTGGGATCCACGCCCCACTCTTTGGCTGCGGCTTGCAATAGCTTTTCGTCCTTACGCAACGCCACAAAGTCCCGAGCCATAGCATCAAGGCCAAAGGACCAACGGTTCTCGTCTACCAATGCGCCAGTAATCATGGTGTCGATAATCCGGCCCTTGATCTCTACGCCCTCGGCCCGTAGCCACCCCGCATCGTAGGTTGCGTTGTGCATGATCACGTTCATGTCTGGTACAGACAGTTGCTTCTTGATCCACTTGAGCGTGAACTTCGGATCAAGGTTGTGTCCGTTCTCGTGCCGCATTGGGAAGTAACCTTTGTACTCCCCCGCTGCCACGGCTATGCCTATGATATGACCGTCTTTACGCGCCCATCCTGGTCCCAGTGTTTTGATGTTGGGATCGTATGTCTCAAGGTCCACAGCCACATCTTTGTAGCTGGTTAGATCCGGATAGTCCGGCGGGATATTCCAATCTACATCTATCAAATCTAACTCTTGTTTGATCTGATGATGTAGGTCACTCCCGAATAGATTTTTCTGCATGCTGTCGTCTGCTCTCAATGAATTTATCTTTGTTTCTTTCTACTTGCTGCCAACGCACATGGGCCGATAACTCTGCAAGTATGTGAACGAACTGACTCGGTTCGAACTTCGCTACTCTAACACCATCCTCGTACACATTCATCCCATCGTCGGTAACTTTCCAAGTATACATCATTTTTCTCCTCCCAAGGCTGCATACCCACAGATGTCCACCCATCCGTCCATGTGATTAGACTTCATCAACCGCGAACATTTCATCAGGATCATACACACTGCCACCTGTTCTCTCGTGATCTTCGTACCAAGGAACACGGACCATAGGTCTGCTATGTCTTGGAAGTTTTGTTTGGCGTCACCGTAATCTTTGTTACGGTCCCCGTTGATAAGGTTCTCTGCCTGTTTGAGGATCTCATCTCGTTTCATATCGTATACCTGTAGTTATTGTTGCTCTGTAGAATATAGAGATTGTGCCTTGCCCGTGTGACCGCAACGTAAAACGCACGGTGCTCATCGTCAGGGTAATCGCTCTCCACACACGCCTTGGTTGACGCAAGGTAAACAACGCAGTTGTCATCCTCGCCTCCCTTCATCGCATGGAAGGTAGACAGTTTTATTCTTGGCTCTGACAGCAAGTCGTCACCCCGTCTTTCCATCGCATCGATGTAGTCTTGTTCAGCTCCGCCTACACGCATGACCTCATACGCGCTCTGCTCTGGCCCAGCCAACAATCCAAATTCCTTTTGCAATCGATCCATGTTGAGCTCCGCATCAGGAGCCAACAGATCCAGCATCTGTGTCGAACCACGTTTGACCACAGCATTCTGCCCCTGCTTCGGGACCGACGAGTACAGGTCCTTGATCCTTTGCCGCCCCACAGATTTACCCGCACACAGGTCGTCCCATGTGTATAGGTTTGCTACAAGTTTCTCCGACACACTGGGTCTGCCCTTCAAAGAATACTTGAACCCCATCTCCTTGACCCGCTTTGCCAAGTCGTGAACGTACCCGTTGGTCCGAGCCATGATAGTCCATGACCCCTCGTGCAGCGGTATCTCATCGAGGTACGTGACCCACTCAACCGTGCCTTCCTCTTCTCGGGGCTTAAACACTTTGATGTGCCGATCATCAATCCGCTTGGCAATATCCACGGCTAACCTATGCACAGATGCAGGGATCCTGTACGATTGCTCAAGCACCTCCACTTGGTTGGTGCATGTGTTAAACACATTAACATCCACGCCCGTCCAACGGTGGATGGCCTGATCGTCGTCGCCAGCAATAAAGACTTGGTCAGATGCGTCAGCGATTTTTGCTGCCATCTCCCACTGCAACGGCGTGAAGTCTTGGGCCTCATCGATAAACAAATAGTCAAGGGCAGGGGGCTCCCCCACCTGTATATACTTGTCGATCATATCAACGTAGTCGTACTTGTTGACCGCACGTTTGTACTCTTCGATCTGTTCATGCAGTTGCACCAACTTGGGATAGAACAAACTACGGTCAGCCGTCTCGTTGAACTCCGTGTCCAAGTCCACCATCCGCAACCGTGCTCGGCCCACCATCTGTAGGTACACGGCCCCCGAACCTCCAATCGAAGGCAGGGACATACCGTCCTCAAGGCTATTGGTCAGCTTGCCCTCGAAGGTCAAACCCACCATCGCCCCGATGTTGTCGTAGTCTTCTTTGTTCAGAATGTCGGTAGGCTGTAACCCCAACCCACGGAATCCAAACGAGTGACTTGTCCGCATAAACGGAAAGTCTTTCGGCTCCAGTTGGAACTCGGCACACGCCCGTGTCACCATCTCCTCGATAGCCTTACGGGTAAACGAAATCACCCCCACCCGTGACGGGTGCGCCCCTTGTGCCAGTGCCTCCTTGATCTCCTCAATCAAACGGTAGGTCTTGCCGCAACCTGGTGGACCCAGAATAAGTTTAGCCTTCGGGATCATAGTCTTTGCCTCTTGG